GTAACATATTGCTTAGTCCAAACTTTCTTATAACCTAAATCAATACAAGCTCGGTATCTCATATTACCACAAAGTATAGTGAAATCTTCATCTACTATTATAGGTCTAATCTGCATCATCCACTCAGACTCTTGTATGCTTTCTTTTAGCTCATAATATTTATGCTCATCTATATAACGCGGATTGTTTGGGTGTGGCTTAAGCTTTGCTGCTTGTACCTTTATAGCTTCAACTTCTTCTCTAAGCATCGCAAATAGTTTTTAAATGGTTATATAATATCGTGTCTATCTGTTTATCCTGCATCTCATCTATTAATAGCTTAGCAGAATCATAATCATTCGAGTAAAAGTCAATTACTACAACACACTTTTCTTCAAGCTCTCCGGTGCCTTCTCCTGCCACTTCATCAACTTGTGTAGTAGTTTGTACCTCTTCTACTTCATCGTTCCCATCAGATGGTTGCCATACGCTTAGTCCGTACTCATCAAGCATCTTCGGGTCGTGTGTATTAGCTAACACATCCCAATCCCATATACCATAATGAATATTGTCTTTGATTGTAAACTCATCTTTCTTATCATCTTCAAGACCGGTTACCCTAAGTACAACTACCTCTTTCTCTTTCAGCTTTTTTAAAGCTTTAAATCGTTGATTACCACCTAAGATATTGTTACCCTCATCAATAACTATTTCGTTAATATCAAGCATCTGATTAAAGCCATCTAATGACTTAGTTAATTGCTTAAGTTTTCGGTCAGATATTCTACGAGGATTCTTACCTAATTCTTTTAGGTCTTTAACCTTGACTACTTCCTTGATTACTTTCATATTGCACTTTAATTTCTTTTAACTTGTGTAGGTAGTTTAATACGCAGGGTGTACAAGAGCTTTGCTTAACTCTCATACCTGCATATTTCTCTAAATAATGCCTTACGGCTTGTTGTTGTTCTGATGATATTTTATCTTTAGTTAGGCTTAGTAGTTCTTTAATCTCTAAGTAATCATCTTTACTCATCTCTAATGCACCCCACTTACTCATAGGACACGTGGCAAATTTTAATGTAGTCTTTATATCCATAAAGCATCCACATAATCTCTTACTACCAACCTTATTACCTTTGATAGCAGTACCACACGTACGAGTAGTTTTACGGAAGTGTTTACACGCTTCGCATATATCTAACCTTGCTTTTGCATCCGGTGAAAATATCATATTCTTTCTTTAATTTTCTTCTGTATCTTTCTGACTGTATTATATATAGATATTTTAGGTATACCTATCTCTTGAGATAGTTCAGAATAAGTCATATCGCTTTCGTAATACAATAGAAATAAGTTACGTTCGTACTCATCAAAGGTATCAATTATTTTCGTAACCTTATTAGTAAGAACTTCAGCTATCGAAATAGACTGAGTATTAATCATATTATAAAGGTATTCAAGCTCTCTCTCGTTTACCTTTACTTTCTGTTTTATGTACTTAATTTGTTGTTTGTAAAATTGTGATTTCTTGGATAAACATCGAACTGCTATTATCTTATTTATATAGCTGACACCTTTGCCGGTATCGAATATCCATAGTAAGTGATTTGAATTTGAAGTAAGTAATTGTAAGAACACATCTTGTACTACATCTTCTGCTAAGTATTTGTCTTTGAGTAGTGAGTATGCGAACCGAACAAATGTATCTTGTTCTTTGTATAATATTTCAATAACTGTTAGTCTGATATTACATATTTTATATTTACATTATTCCAAATATTCGTCAATAAGATTAACGGCATTGTCGAACCCTGTACAAACTTCGGCTCTATAACCTTTGTCGTTGAGTAATGATAGGACTTCTTTTTGCTTAGGACTTGCATAATTACCTTTTACTTTTAACTCAATAGCTAAACCGGAATATTTACCTTTAGGCTCATAGATAAATATATCCGGAAATCCCGACTTATAGCCGGTCTCTTTCATTCTTTTAGCTACTGATAAATATGTTCTCATACCTCCGGCTGAGCCGTTGTAGAATACCTTGTTATACTTAATATCAAGATACCTACAAATAGCCTTTTGCAACTCATATTCCGGTTGTTTGTTTTTTGATTTTCTCTTGGTGGATGCTTTTGAGCCAATCCAAGTATTGCGTCTTGTCGCCATATTTTATGTGGCAGGTTCTACATACTGCCATAAGGTTATTAATCTCATCCTTGTTAGAGCCACCCATACCTCTTGCGTGTATGTGATGTATATCCACGGCTCTGCTACTGCACACCTCACAAGGGATAAAATCATCTGCAATATAATCAAAAAATTTAAAATATATTTTAGTGTGCTTTCTCATCAGCTACACCTATCTAAATAATCATCGTGAATACCTAAATCGATATTCTGTTGATGCTCTTGCTCTGCCTCCCATTCTTCCTCTGTTTCTAATACTTCGCAATGCTCTTTACAATTAGAGCATATATCAGTATTTTCATAAACCGGTGCAGTACAACAATTAGATTCGCCATCATATATAATTAGTCTATCTCCCATTACGATTCTTTTTTTAGAAAGTTCTTAATTGTCATCTCTGATGTTCTTTCTCCTAATGCACTCCACTCAGCATTGTTCTGAGCTTTCTGCTTCTCTCTTTCTTGTACGATTAAACCGGTACGCTCTATATCGTGTTTTGTAAGCCACTCAAGTATCATACCACCATCAATCCTATCGTATATCTTCTCAGTCAATCGAGCATACTTAAGGCATAAAGCTATATCATAATAGTTTAAATGCCTTAGCTGAGATATTATGTACATAGCAGTATCTTCTAACTGACTTTTATTCATCTTACTTTTGCAGTTATAGAAGTCTTGAAAGTGAATGAGCATCAGCATAATAGTGTCTATGGTTTTTTCGCTATCTTCTTTATGTAATTTATGTATTGAAATAGGTTTATCTTCAAGAACAAATTTAACAAGCCCTTGAGTGTTCATCTTCATAACATCCATCTTAAACTCTCTGCTTATAGGGTTACTTATATTTAGCAAGTATCTCGTCTGCGAGGCTACTGCCACTTGATTTTTCTTTTCCATTTTTTAACTGTGTGATTATGTTAGTTAGATTCGAGGATATTTGTATCAGTTTAGTTTGCTTCTGAGTGAAATCATCTAAACTATTCCAATTAGCAAATATGTATTTAAATGAATCGAGGCAACCATCCTCTGTGTGTCCTCTAAATTTCGCAATATCTACTAACCTTTTGATAATTGTTTTTAATGCACTACCCTCAGCACCATTAATAGAAGCCGGAATACCTAATTGTTCTTTACAAAAGCTATCGTAGATAGCAACCATCTCTTTATAGTATTTTGTTTTAGTATCTGTAGTTTTACTATTTGGTATAGGTTCAGTCTTTTGCCGTATTGCATTACTGCTTTTACCGGATACCTTTCCTGCTTTTGCCGGAATGGTTGTAGGCTTATCAATAAATGAGTGTTCATCGCTAAATGCGTACCACCTTGTACGGTCATATCTTGCCTTATTAAAGTTACCGGTAATAAGGATAGATTGTTTACGTAGAGAGTTTAGTATTCTGTCTATTTGATTGTAAGTCCAAAAAGGAAATATATCGGTATAAGACCTAACTGAATTATAAGTCCACACTCTACCCTCGTGAATGTTTACTCCGTTAGCCTTATTCTTAATTATCCAATATTGAAAGTTCTTTATCATAATAGCCTCATCAACTCCGTATAATTTTGCGTGTGATATATCAAAACTATAGTCCATCTCGAAACCTCCAATATGCTTGTAGCAACTTTATGTTCTTCATATCCGTTGCATCAGCTATTTTATGTAAGTATTTCAAGAACATATCTTCGCTCTCACATATCCTATCTACTGTTGGAATAGATAACTCTAACGCTTCACTTATTTCGACTTTAGACTCATAAAAGAAAAATAGTACCTTTTCTTGAGGACTCTTTGGTTTAAATTTATTCATAACAATATGTTTAGAAAAGTAAAGAACCGGTCTTAAACCGGCTCTATTTACCCTCAGTTAATTAAAATGGTAAGTTATCATCTTTACCTTTACCTTTACCTTTAGGGTTTTCTTCAAGTTTACCACTTAGAGAACCAACCTGCTCAAACTTATCTGAATTAGTAAAGTGATTATTGAATTGTAAAGAATCATTACCATTCACAAAATCAATAAACCTCTTTGCAGTTTTCATTACATCTTGTTCTGTCGGCTTAAGCTCCGGATTGATAGAGTGAAAATCAACTGATGCTTTTAGTGATGATTGAGCAATAATCATTTGTTGCCTCTTATCATCATTAGCACCGAATGACCTGCCGGGACTTGAACTCTGTGTATTAGGTTGAGCATATACCGGCTTTACTTTTGGAAACTTACCACCGGTGTATTCATACTCTTTCTCAACACCAACCTCAAACTTGTTTTGGTCTTGGTTCTTAGAAGAATACTCTCCTACATCTCCGTTCTGAAATACTATTTCAAATTTGTACATAGTTCCATAAGAACCATCCCAAGTACCATTCGACTGAATTGATACTACTTTACTTGTTTTAATCTCTGCCATCTTCGTTTATTTTAGCAGTTTATAGTTCCGACTTTAGGTGTCGGCTTACCTGCCCATATCCATTCCTTTATAGAATGTGTCAAGGGTGTTCTTATACCTGCAATCCATTCATCTCTTACGTGATAATAGAACTGCTCGTTAGCGTGTAATTGTCTTTCTAAATGCTCTTGGTATGCGTAAGGATTTGCTACAAAGACCTTATCAATAAAATACTCGAATAACCTACTCATAATTAATATTCTTCGTTTAAATGTTCATCACTCAAATTAAGTATCTCCTCTAAGTAATCTCCTATCTTACGCATACAATCTGATGTTGCGTGTTTAATAGCTCTTTCCATCTTCCCATCACGATAAGCATCTATGCCATCATCTGTATCTTTTAACCATTGAGCAAATAGTCTTAATTGCTTATCTCGTTTTTCGTCTTTAGTCATTTTTAAAGTTTTTAAGTTCGTGTTCAACATCAGCTCTATGCTTATGTCTTTCATAATAAATATTACCTCTAAGATTCACATTCAGCTCTTGTAATTTAGCTCTGCATCTTCTTATAGATTCAGAGTTAGATAACATCTTCTCAGCTATTAAGGATAAGACCTCAAAACCGTAAATATGTTCAGGTATAAGCTTCATCTGTTTTATCTCAATGTACCACACGGATGCCAATAACTTATTGTCATCATCTCTAAGGTGTGGTTGTTCTGTCAATAGCTTTTCAACTATATCTTTACACTTTCTTATTTGCATATATTTCTAAATAATTAAGAATTAATTTCGCTTTATTGCCATCTACATTCTCGTAAACATATCTAAATAGCTTATCTAAGGCCTCAGCCTCTATCGTGCCCTCTCTGAGCATCAAATTATATTCTAATAGTTTTGTAATGTCAGATAAAGAACCCCTCTCAGAATCCTTTATCTCCATCACTAACCAAACCATACGAGATATAAAGTCTTTACGACTCTCTACTCTCTCTTTGTCTAATTTCATCTTCATTGTTTTCTTGAATGATAGAATTAATACTCTCTTGTTGCTCATCAGATAACTTATCAAAAAGCCAATATGGAATCTTCATTCGATAATATGTGTTGTTCCACTCACCATCTTTAAACTCATCTACCTCGATTAATGACGACCACTTTTTTGATATAAAGGACATCTCGTTATCATACTTGCTAAATCGTATAGCGTATGCGTTCTCAGTAGAACAATTCCTAACGTATTGATTTTTGTTAAGCTTTAAATGTATGTTATCGCTCATCTTCTTCTTCTGATTCGTTAATAATATCTTGTACTTCTTCTACATCCCAATTATCTGAGATACTTTTACATAGTTCAATAAGTTTAGGTAATGCATTCTTCTCATAAGAGGACATCTCTGTTACCTCATCATAAATATTTCCTAATGCTTCTTCGCAATCACGCAGGTCAGCTAATGTATTTTCAAACCTGCAATAAGACATATTTGCCATAATAATTTAATTTAAGTTAGTAATAGACACAAAGGGTGGTGCCGAAGCACCTACCCTCTATTTAGTTAGTATATAATCAACTGCTTTCTGTGATTTAGATGAAGCAAATAAGATATGTTTAGGATTGTCTTTCAAGTGCTTTATCCAACCATTAATATAAGTCTGTGAATTTCTATTATCAGACTTAGGCTCGATACCGGTAACCGATACTAAAAACATCGCTCCTAACTCAGCTACAAGTTCCTCGAATGAATATTCTTCCTTACCCTCGTTGTACTCTACTGCGTTCTCTGTAAACCGGTTGAGAATACTCTTATGACCGGTAGAGTGAATCATCTCGTGAAACAATACCTTGTAGTAATCATCAGAGGATATAAAGTCATCTTGGATAGGCATCTGTATGTGATGTTTAGCCGGTTGATAGAATGCTCGTGTACCTCCGTGTTTAAGTGATGGTGCTTTCTTATAGTTATTCCAAACAATCTGAGCATCGTCAATCTTCTCGAATACTGTACCCTCTACAACTTCTTTCTTCTCAGCTTGTGTGAAGTCCTCTACACCCTCTACATCATCTAAATTGTAAACTGTATAGTAACGAGGACTAAAGTGCGTTTCTACATCCTTATCGTGTACACTCTTACCTACTTTCTTAAGTGCTTTCTCGTTAGGGTAATATTTCTTTTTACCATTAGCACACGTTACTGAATAACTCACAACCCAATATACAACTTGATGACCGGTGTATTCTTTCTTCAGCTCTCCTCCTGCACCCTGCATCTGTTTGTAAGTAATAAATACCGGTGATGTATATCCATTAACACCCATCTCATAATTAAGCATAAAGTAATTAATACCTTTGTATGCAGTACGTGAGCCATAACTCATAGGTGGATAATCGTTTCCACCTTTCCACGGCTTAAACCAATCTGCACCTTTCTTCTCTAATCCCTTAACAACTTTGTCTGTAATAATCTCGTAAACATTCATAATAAATAATTTGTTAGTTAGTAATAGACACGGATGCCGGTCGGAACCGGCACCTCATTTAAAGGTCAATCGCATCCATATTCAAATCATCGTAAGTAATTTGCTTAGACATTTGAACAATGTAGCCTCCATTATTAAGGTCAGCTAAGCTAACATCGGTATATTTCAATCTAATGCAACCCATCGATAATCTACCGGTGCTTTTCATTTTTACTAAATCATTAAAATCTGTATGAGATTCTTGGCAGGAATTTTGAAAGAAAATCAAATATTCATTCGAACCATCATATTCAATAAAGTTAAACCACAATGGTTGTTTCATTTGTTCTATACTCAATTTTGCACTGTTGTAATCTCCTTTTAAGTTTGTACCATTCTTAGCTTTCGAGATAAACTCTGCTTTAATCGTTTGTAATAATTTCTTAGCGTCTTTGGTATTCGTTTTAAAATTTTTCATAGCTTTGCTATTGTTTAAGTTAGTAATAGACACTCCCTGCACACCTCTGTAATATACAAAGGTTGCAGGGTGTTGCTTAAGGTTAAAGGTGCATTATGCTCCTAATACATTCATATCTACCAATTTGTTTACTAAAGTTTCTAAGTTTTTAGATTCCTTAATCTTTTCGCCATCGAAAAACAATACCCACTTTTTTATTCTTTGTGAGAAAAATATATCTATTTCGTAATTTTCAATTTCTACTTCGAATGCTGATAAAGTTAGTAAAGAATTTGCATCTTGAATTTCTTGTAATAATTGTGTAGCGTTCATAATCTGTTTTTTTAGTTGTTAAATTTACTTAGTAGGATAAACTACACTGATAGAACCCCATTTTGTTTTTATAATGTTTCTTTTTGATTTCATAATCTTGTTTTTTTAATAAGTTAGTAATAGACACAACCGGCATAAAGCCGGTGTGTTGTGTTTCGTCCTATGAGGACTCATCAGTATTACTTTAACTATCTCTTCTAATCTGATTTTTACTGAACCGAAACGTAAACGGGAGAAATACACCACTATTTCCGAGTCTAATCGCTTGACTATCAGCCGTTTATATGCCTAAAATTAGGTGCATATTCTTGCGAATCGGGTAAATCAGTATTTCAAAGAACTGAAGCAAATATAAGACGATATATTTGAAACCACAAAATTATTTTGTGTTTGATTTTAGAAATACCTCTCTACCCCTCTTGTTTATAGAGAAAAAAAAAGCAAAAAAAATTTAAGTTTGGAATTTTAAATACCCCTTATATATATATATTCAAGATATTTAATTATTCGCACACGAATGTATGCGTTTATGTTAGAAGAAATGTGTAAGCCTTGCTATCTGCCCTTTATCGAAGTCGTGTATAAAGCCCTCTACTGCCGGTGTTGATATATACCCTTTCCTATGATGCCACGAATCTGAGCCGGATGGACTTCGTAAGTATTCTATTGTTATGCCTATATAATCTTTAGCATCTCTCCACTTGTGTTTAACCTTGTGGTGTATATGATGTAGATACCAATACCGGTATTTAGATTCTGCCCATTGCTCTGACCTCTCTTGTGCCATTATAAGTGGCAAATTATCCATCTTAGCACCATCTCCGTGTTCTAAGCCAATTAGGTTATTTCCATACTGATAATACTTCCTATGGCTTACAGATGCGTCTACCGATACATCATCGCACTTCCTAAACCAACTTGATAATGCGTGAGCTAAATGAAAACCACTTTGATAATCGTGATTGCTCATAGAATGTACACAATCTACCGGTGCTACCTCTCGAAGCATCTCTACGCACTTTACATATAATTGTAGTGCAACCTCAAAATGTTCCCACCACTTGCCATCTGTGTCCTGATGTGTCCCTTTTGTTGTCGTTCCGTAAACCGAATCAATGTGAAGAACATCATTACCAATACAGAACAATACCCTATCAACTTTAAAGCCACTCGCCATAGCTAATATGCCGTTTACTCCATCTATAACCCTTTTTACTGCTATATCATTATTATACTCTTCTCCGGTCTCTTTGCTTGATGCGTATTTGCCTATGTGAATGTCAGCAGGGTTGATTACTAAAAGGTGTTGCCCTTTGATGCGTTTTATATTTGGGTATGCAGGTGCGTGTTCTGATATGAACTTTGAGATATTTTCTAATATACTATTTTGACCTATTCCTTTATCTTCTTTTGTAACAATCGAGAATCTGAGTTCGCCTTTCATATTCTGCCAATGTTTGACTGATACAACATCTTCTTTCTTGATGCCCCTTTCTTTCAAGTGCAAATCAAGTGATGTGTTGTCGTTAAAATTGTCAAGAGATTTAGCTCGATATTCTTTGATTAATTCAACCTCATCCGGTTGCAATCTGAACCTATTATGACTGTCTGATTTTTTCCTCATAAGAATAATAAATTAATAAAACAACACCCCTTCTCCAGAATAGACTCTCATAGCGTTCTTTACTTCGTAACTTTCTTAACACTATATTTAGGAAAGTGGTCAAAAGCTCTTAAAACGCAAATTTTGTAGCTTAAATTAAATATCACACTTTTTGCTACAACCTTGTTTTTTGTAGTCAGAAAAGACCGAAAATATGAGTGGTAAAACTGCTATAAATGACAAAATTATGTTGTGTTCTGTCAAGCCATTTTGAGCCATATCTGTGACTGATGCAGTTACCAAAATTCCACTTACTGACCTTTTCGCAGACCACTTTTTTTGCCTTTGCCCCTCTTTAAATACCTCTGATATTTTGCCAATATTTTGAAAAATCATACTAATTTTCATTTTCTTTCAGCCATTTTCGATATGTATAATATGCACTTCCGAACACTAAAATAGGAGGAATAATCGCTACTATCATTTCAATTTATCTTTGATAAAGTAGTTAATAATTGAATCAATCTTACCGAATACTTTGTTATCTTCTTCGGTAGGTGTAAGGTTTACTACAACCTTAATAAATGCTAATAAGCCTATTACAAGCTCTGCCCAATGTAATGCAATAAAATCAATCATAGTATGTATTTAGTTCGATGAATATGAAAGGTAAGTATAAGTGGTGTCTATAACCATCATCATACGAGGATGTAGATATACCGATAAGAACACCGGTATATATTCCAATAGATATTTCCCACCCACTCATTAATATAGGAATATTACGTTCTGTGGTAAAGCCTCATCTATATCGCAATGTATAAAAGTCTTAGCTACACCTATTCTTGTGAACCCTGCCGTAATCAGAGCATCAACTATTATCAGTCTATTTTGTGATGAAGTACAAGCTATATCGACTGCATTTCCACGTAGGTGTGCTGAGTTCTTTGCACCCCCTATTTTGGCATTATGCTCTTCTGTACGATAACTGCTTGTAATTTTAAAAGGTACTCCGGCTACCTCTCTTGCCACATCTAACATATCAATAAGGGTTTTGTTCATTTTATCAAAACAAAGCAACCCTGCACACTTAAACTCCTTCTCTGTGAAATATTTACTTCTCATCAGTATTTATCTTCTTAATATTATAAGCTAATGCAGATAGTAAAACTAATACTGTAAGCACTTGCTCAATATCTATAAATGTGAAACCTAATGCACCGGCATTAACGCTATTAAATATAATAGTATCTATTTTTTGTTGCATATCTTACGCTTCTTTTCAAGGTATAGCCTCAGCTTCTCCTTGTGTTCTTCTTTATTATTCTTACTTCCTTTAGGTCTGCCCATTACTTACAACAATTTATCTTGTTCCACCAATTCCTATGAGATTCGCCACTAATGGTTAGTCCATTCTCATAGTAAGCCGAATATTGTGGTTGCATATCAGAAGATGAAGATGTAGTATTATACTTAGGGAATAGATTAACATTAGCTTGTAGATAATCTATAAGTCTTTCAGAATAAAACTGTGCATTGTTTCTCTCTAATGATATAAGAGCATCAACTTCTGATTTAGGTATAGGTGTAGCATTTTCTCCGGATACTTGCGAGATAGAACTATTCAAGACCTTATTTGATAAATAGGGATATAGCTCTACTAAAGTCCACCTCATCGTAGCCATACGAATATAATCATCCATTAACGCAGGATAATTTGTATTAGCCGAGCTAAGCCCCTCTATATTATCTCTTAAGTCTTTATATAGGTTAGTACCTAATATAGGTTGAATATACTTGTCTTGTGCAGTTATTATAGCTGATAATAAATACTTATCATCTACATTACCACCAACTTGACTATATGCCTTTAAATATTCAGCATCTATAAATATTACTTGTGCTTCCATAGGTTAATTTATTTTAGCTCGGTTAGGCATATCCTTAGGCTTTGTATTAGCTTTCTTCCATCCCTTACCATTTCTCAATCCTTGACCTTTAGGCTCGTTTCCGGTAATATCTTTATCGTTGTCTAAGCCCTCGTTAGGTAGAAACTTACCTCCTACTCTCTTTCTAAACCATACTTGACGTATCCAATTATGATGACAATAGCAACCACCCTTATATAACCAAATAGAATATTTAGACTTGCCTCTCTCTGCGAATTCAGAGTTAATACCGGCATCTCCCATCTCTTTAATATCCTCGAATCTATATATAACACCTAACTTTGCGTTAGCTACCATATTCTTGCAGAACAACCTGCTATTATCAGATACATTCTCAGAATACCGGTATCGTATCTTATATAAACCCTTGTCTAATTTTGACCTTTCGTCAGGGTCTGCAAATCTCTTGAAAAGCTTTGTAGGTTGATTATGAAACTCAGCCTCAGATTCAGCATCTGTTACATCTGTTTCTTCTAACAACTCCCACTCAGTAGTATCTATTTCTTCACCTTTGTCTTTAAGATATTCTAACCACGAAGCCTCATCTTCGTCAGACATATCAAATTCAGCAGATGCTTCTATTTCTTCAACATCTCTTTTTACGTTTTCTTCACTCTTAAATGGTTGTTTAGATACGAACTCTAACTTAATAGGTGTGCCACACTCTCCCATAATCAATTCGAACGCTTCTAAGAGTATATCTCTGTAATTATTAACCACAGTATCCTCAAATAGAATAGATGCCGTACGAAGCTCGTCTGCATTGTTACCCAAACCACCACCATCGGTATTGACTCCGAATAATCTCGGTGAAACTACCCTATGAGATACCATTAACTTACTTGTTATTTCTCTTGATAGGAACTCATATTGTTTGTCAGCATCCGATTGTGGTAGTACGGTAATCTCGGGGGAATTATTTCTGTCATCTGAAAATGATACTATAAACTTACCTGCATTATTTGCACCGGCTAACTCATTTTCAATACTATTTTTAACTGCTCTACGCTTTTCATCTGATGGAATACCATTATTAAAGTTAATCATAAAAGATGGTGCTAAACCATTCTTAATATTAGCTAAATGGAACTCAGATACATTCTTATCAAGCTCTATGTAGTTTACACCACCTTGATAGTCCGGTTTAGGATAGTAATATTGCCCTACTGAATACATCTTGAAACAAGCTATTTGATTCGGATAAGCTCTTTTATCGCCCATATCGAATGCTCTAATCTTTTCGTATCCAACTTTCTTATAATTAGACCAATCTTTAGAATATAAGTAGAATTTACTATATTCTCCATCTTCATCTTCCGGTTCTACCCTCATACACTCAAACGGCATATGATGTACCTCTGATATAGTGCTTCTATCTAACGAATATGATATAGATAAATAGAATCCTCCGTGTACTTTTAGGTCTAAAATGCACTTTTGTATAGTATTCTTACCTATACCACCCTCAAATAACATCTGAAACTTAGCCCAAGCCTCTGATTTAGAGTTTATCTCAGGACTTGAGATGCCATCTCCGTATATCCAAGTGGATATTGAGTTACATAGTGCGTTATGTACTGCTGATTTTTGGTATAAATCTATCAAAAAGTCCGGATAATCGTTCTGTTCTCCGTATGATACGAACTCTTGACCTTGCTTAATTACCTCTGTATCATCTGTATAGGTATGTCCTTTTCCTAATTGTAGTAAATCGCTCATTTTTAGTTCGGTTTATATACCTTAGTAGCAGGAATTACCTCTACATCCGGTTTGATATATGGTTCTGTAAAGGTATCATTATTAATTAGATGAAACAATCCTCTATCTAACTCAAAATCTTTATCAATTTGCTGACTACTTGTAGTGGCATTTATAGTGTATTTGTAAGTACCTAATTCGGTAATATCTAAACCATCTCTTCCTATTTCAAAAGAGAAATATACACCCCTTGAGTTCTCGCCCTCATACGTTAAGCTAACATTAGCCTTAGATTTAGTTACTATATTCTCAATATACAATGCATACATTGTATTTTGCAACTCAAAATGCTGACTATTCGGTAAGTATTGCTGAGTACCAACACCGGTTGCCTCATAGTTCTTAAACACATCAGCAAATATGACTTTTCTGCCGTATTTAGCTTCGAACCTAATCATCAACTTTCTTTCTTGCTTTAATAAATGCGTGTGGGTATTTTTTTATGGCAAATTTATAATCGCTATCTGACATATATTTAGTCAATACAATAGTTTGAATATGGCTTACCCAATACTCCTTACCAATGTATTTCTTCTTTATTTTCAGTCTATCCATAATTAGTTAAATAAAAAAGAGGGTAGATAATTACCTACCTACCCTCTCATTACTAAAATAAACGATTGTTATTATCCACCTAATTGTGCCGTAGATATACTTACAACTGTTTGTCCGGTTACATCTGACAATGAACCACAATTTAATGCCGGTCTCAACTCAGTCGCACTAAAAGTAATTGTGTATGATATGTTATCTGTAACTGCTTTGTCGCCGTTATGCCCAAAAGTACCTCCGGTAGCAATCATACCCTTATCAAGACCACAGAAATATAATGTTCCTGTGTTATCTTGTACAAGTATTTGCCAAGTACCATTAGATAAACTCTCAGCCACTTCATCCATAGCTCCGTAAACACCTTTTAAGACTAATTCAAGGTCTTGTTGGTATGCTACTCCCCCACCCTCATTAACTAAGATAGTCTGAGTTAATGCTGATAAGTAAGGGTCTGTATCGAACTGAAAGAATATACTACCATCAGCAGTATCTCCTGATGCTCTCATCCCAAGTGGTGTATCTAATACCCCTGCCGTTGAATCTAAAGCCGTGATGTGTTGAGCATCAAATCTGTTTATTATATAAACCTTATCTATACCTCCGGGTTGCACTTTGCAGTACCTCTTCTTTCCGGTTGAAATCGTACAAGCCATATCTAAGTATTTTTAAGGTTAATATTAAACTTCAGTAAAGTTACCCATAACTACTGCATCTGAAACTACTGCTGACTGCATTCCAAGACCGAATCGCATAGTTACAAGTACGTTATCAGAACCATCGTATTGGTACGCAGGTATCATTGTAGCATCAGTTAAGTCAGTACCTAAGTTAGTACCTACAACTAAGTTCTCTGCTCTCGTAAGGATGATAGCTCCATCGAACATTCCGTGAGCTACCTTTAAAGGAACTCCTAAGTATGTAAGTTGTGCAAAATCTTGATTAGAAACTTGATTGATGTAACCATTACCACCGGCTACTGCTAAGTATTGAGAGTAGAATGCGTAAGTCTGTGGAGATACTACAAACTGAATATCTTGAGCTCTTAAAATAGCAGGACAATCAGTTGTTGCTTGATTGTAAGCTAACTCTAAGTTCTTAGCTATGTTAATTGCGTCAAGTGGTGCGTTAGTAGTGTTAGTAACATTACGTGTTCTAACGTATGAAGCACCTTTTAGCTTAGAGTTTGTAAAACCTGCATTATCAAATATACCATCATCAGATAAGAATCCCGGTACATCGTTAGATGCAAAGTTAATTCCTCTATAAATACCTCTCTCGATACCTGCACCTGCGTTATCTGCAACTACACTCATCAAAAAGTCTGCAAAATTCGCTTGAATATCTGCATTACGAGAATTCATTTGAGTAGATACCCAAGTTGGATAAATAGTCTTACGACAAATTTGCTCATTTACCATCAAATCAGATAGAGTCAATACTCTTTCTTTAAGGGTTAATGAAGCTCCATCGTTGAAGTCGCAACCTGCTAATTGTAGAGAACCTCCATCATCTACTAATTGCTTAATTACTGCCTTGTGAGTAACACCATCCATTCTACGTACTAAACCATCTGCAATAGAGTTAGCCGTGTTTACTGCCGGAGTTACATAAGGCAATGCCAATATACCTGCGTATGAATCGCCGGTAACTGTAATGTCGAAGTTATATTTCTTCTGTGCCATTTAATTGTTGTTTTTTAGGTTTAATATCATATCTAAACTCTTATTACCGGTCTCGATAATATGCTTGTTCGTAGATAAATTTGTTTGTGAATGTGTAACCGGTTTTACTGCCGATAATTTTGATACTTTTTCTAAATCTTCTTTTAGAGATTCATTTTCAGTTACTACCTTTGAAATCATTTCTGATAACTCCGTGTGTAACGAACTTAGTGCTTCGACTAATTGTTCTTTCGTTGCAAATGCAGATAAGTCAAGCTCAGCATCAGAGGACATTTCTTCCTCTTCTTCACCCTTTTTATAAGGCTTTTCTTTATCCTTTCCGGCTTCCGTTTCTTCAACTTCTTCCTCTTGGGATATTGCTTTAACCTCGCCATCTACAACTTCCATTTCAACACCATCTTGTGTCTTATAAGAACCGGTAGGTAATGGCATCTTCTCTCCATCTTCCGAAATAACATAAGCCATAGCACCCTCTTGAAACGCATCCATATCAGTAGCTATTTTGGTTCCATCTTCTAACATTGCCTCTGCAATGAATTCGATTTCTTCCTCCATCCCTAACATAGTGCGAATAGAATTAAGTACTTTTTTGCTATTTGCCATTTTAAAAAATTGATTAATGTTCATCTATACAAAGATAGAACTAACGTAAAGTTAGTATTTATCCTCTTTTAATTATTTCCTTAATCTTTTGCAGGGTTAATTCATCTTCGCTTAGCTCAGTCTTATCAGTAAAATAGCCCTCTATTGAGAAACCTTTAACCTTACCGGTCTTAACGTAATTATCCCACACCGATTTATCATTAACCTTTACTGATACGAACCACGTACCGATAGGTAAATCTGAAAAGCCGTATTGTACTGACTTGTCTATCTTGCTATCTTTTAACCAACTTTCTACTACGGTCAGATTGTTTAAATCAGACTTATGGTGTAAGGTGTGATTATGTTGATTATCATTCATCATAAATAGCTCAGAGGCTTTACGAATAGTATCCCTTGAAAAGTAAACATAATAGTCTGAATTCGTTTCCCTATCTATCCTTAATATTTGCTTGTTAGGAATCAAGACTGCACCGGTCAATAATTGCTTCTCTTTGTCTTGCATTTGGAACTGAACCTCTACCTGCTTTTCTTCTTTAGATAGTGCAATAAAGTCAGATTCTATTGCCGGTTGTTCTACTAACGAAATAGCGAATACACCATCTTGGTTCTCTTTATTATCTTCATCGATAATTAACTCTACAATCTTTGTCATAATGTTGCTCTGTTTTGTATTTGTTGATTTAATTCAGTTTGGTCTTGAACATCTTGTTGTATAACAAATGCTTGAACCGGTTGTTGTTGGAACATATCTACGCTCCCTGCTAAGTCGAATTGTGGCACTTCTTGTGCTTGTGTAGGTGTTGGTGCTGATGTAGAAGCTCCTGCCCCTGCACTACCACCTCCGGAGTCTGTACTCGGTGTCGAGCCTTTGCCACTTAGTAATGATTTAGCCGATTTTATATTAGCTAATATTCTAAGCATACCTACACCAAATTGCAATATACCTGCACCACCAAATGTAAGTGCGTTTGCAGGGTTACCCTCTGAGTTAGCCGTAAGGCTTGATATAGCTTTTGCAGTATCAATACCTATCTCTCCTAATGCGAATGCTTTTTGCACTTTTTCATTCTCTGCAAATAAACCCTTAGCCATACCATACGCTTTTTTCTGCATATCAATTTTAGACTTAGCTTGGAACTCTTCTGCCTTTAATTTGTCTTTTTGTGCTTTAGCATCTATCTTATCTTGCTCAGCTTTTTGTTTAGCTAATTCATCGTCTATTTCTTTTTGATTCTTAAGCTTTAAATCTTTAACGGATAGCTCATATTGTTTCTCTATCTCTAATGTATCTACCCCTGCCTTTCTTGCTAATTCTAATTTCGCCTCGTACTCTTGTTTTAAGGCCTCAAACTCAGCTTCCTTTTCTGTCATCTCAGCTAATTTTAGCTCGTCTAAAGCCTCTTTCTGTTCTTGCTCTAAGGCAACCCTATTTACAATCTGTTCAGACCGGAATCCGTTTATTCTCTCTTCAAGGTCAGCCAATTCTGCTAAGGCATTTGTTACCTCTGCTTTCTTATCTACATTTTCAGTATCAGCATCAGACTCTAATTTAGCTAATTTTAGCTTTTCATCTAATATAGCTTTCTCATCTTCTAATTGCTTTTCAAGAGATTCTCCTAATAACTTGTTAGCTTCCATTCTTTCCTCAAAAGTCTTGCTAATATCATCTCTTATTTGTCGTTGAGTTTCTTGCTCTTTAAGGTAAGTAAAATTTAATAATCTTTGGTCTGCTTCTAACTGCTTAACTGCATTACGAAGCTCAGTTATTTTAGTAGCCGTATTAACTGCTTCTGTTCCGGTCTTTACTATCGTATTAACACCATCTTTCATAAGCTCCCAAGCCTCTGCTTGTTGAACTTCGTCTAAACCGGTATATACTTGCACTAATGAAGTACCATAGTCTGATGCACCCTCTTTCAGTAAATCCCAATCTAATGAGAATGCACCCTCTATAACTTTACCTAAAGCTTTAAATGAGTCAATAAACCCCTCAAATCTATTTACTATATTCTCCTTAATAGCATCCCACAATCCCTCTACTGCTTCTTGAGGGTTAGAGAACGCATCTACGATTGAACTTCCTAAATCTAACGCAGTCGTTACTAATACATTAAATACTTGAGATAGAGCCTCGGTAGCTATGGTAACACCATCCATAACCCTTTGATTCTGCATCATTATATCTTTAAGGAATTTAAATGCCTCAGTAATCAAAAAGAAACCACCGGCTTTCATAGCTAAGCCTATTCCCTTAAACCCTTTAGCAATACCTTTAAGACCTTTCTCAGCTATTTTACCCGACTTCTTTATGTCTGATAAATTCTCGTTTATCTCTTTTGTATTCTTATTTACTTCTTTGACTTCATCTAAGGCTTTATCCATCTTAGCCTCAATCTCCATCTCAAATATTAGTTTGTCTGCCATAGCTTTTCTCTATTTAACCATTCTGATTTACGAGCTTCATAATTCCTTTTTAAGCGACTATAATAATCTAATATAGCCTTTGGCTCATAAATGTATTTAAAGTCGCTCAGAACGTCTATAAGTGGTGTTATAATGCTTATACCCTCTTGCATATGATTGTCTAAAGCATCTAATTTGAATATCAGCTCTACATCAATATTCTTTGCCTCTGTGTCTGTTATTGTATATTCCATTTCGTCTTACAGTAAGATATTATTTTTTCTATTTCTGCGTCTGACTTAGCATCTGCATAGGCAAATACCTCGTATATTCTTCCGTTAAATTCTGCAATATCACTTGTTCCGTTATACGAAGAACCCCCTATGCAGAACCTTGCAATAGAGTTTTGGTTTATTCCGTTAGATTCTGTATCTGTGTTTCCGTTACCATCAAACACCTGACAAGTCGTACCGGTCTTTCTCCCTACTGCTATACTATAATTAGTTACACCGGCATTAGGTATATTACAAGCATTGAAATTAGTAGTCGAAATTTGATTACTAAATGTAATAGAATCAGAACCACCTGCCCCTCCGTTTCCGTTTGCATTTACTCTTAGACCACACCTTACTGCAAAGCTATTATTTGTGTTACCCCCTACAAGAACTTGTCCGTAATACTCTGCCGTTGTTATATCAGATTTATATACCACCACAAATGTATTGTTAAAATTGAATAGGTTACGCAGGTCTACATCTGTGCTTGTTAAATTAGCACTTGAGCCGTCAAAATCTATGTAAGGTTTATCCCAATTATCTCTACGATATTTAGGCTTGTAGGTGGATGATGCTTGTAAAACGTGATTAGTCTGTCCGGATATATCTTTCCACTCTTGTACGTCATCGCTACCATTAACTATGACACTTGCTTCGTTAGAGGCATCAAGCCACAATTCACAGTCTGCTAAATACGGAGGATAAGGTATAATATTTAATGTACCACTCGCTAATGGTGTAGTTTCGTATGATACCTTAAGAGTCCAATTAATTGCATCTCTATATCTATCAGTAAACACATTAAATGCAATACCACTCTGTTCAGTAGTATAAGGTATTTTCAGCAAAGGATATATACTATAATCAACGCTACCTAATGCAGTAGATATATCTGAAAATTCTGTACTTGAGCTTAATACATTCGGCACAATATATTGTGATACTTGAAAGGTCTTTCTTATCAACGCTTTAGTAGAGAACACATTATCAACCGGTATCTCTGAAACACCAATTAGTTCAGTAGAAATTATTATGTTTGATTTATCTGAAAACCTTATAGCATCTTTATTAGCTATTGAATTATATTTACCATTAGTAAATTCTATCAAACCATACTGCCCTACAGGATTGTTTACGTAATTACCATCAGTCCTAAACTTGACTATAAACTCGCCTCTCTGCGATGTACCTGCAACCGGTGTAGTATTAGGTAATTTTACAGATTGTATTCTATCTCCGTTTATCCGTGCGATAGCATTATCACCGGTTATTACTACATCATTTATTGTGGTGCTAAAAGTTACATTCTCTGTAAATAATGTTTGATTAGATTGTATAGTTCTAATCTGATTTTCATTACCATTAATTGTAGATGTTCTAACATTTAAACCTACATCATTTTGACTACCAAAAATAGCTACTCGCTTAGTCATTTCTTTAATCTTATTCTTATCTCCTTTAATGATATGTTCATCCGGTTTATACAACTCATTTTCTTTACCCTTAATATCGTGGTTGTATAAGTATTCTATCGTCATACTATCTTGTCCCCATCCATTACCACCACCACCACCGGTAATAGTATTATCGTCTAAGTCAGTATTGTCATCACTTCCTATCGTTCCATCTCCAATAGGTGGTTGCGAGTCGTTATCATCAGGTGGTGCGTTATAGCATTTATCATTATCTTCATTCCAATACAAGCCGAATGATACGCAACAATCTTGAGTAATATCTTGTGTAGTTCCAAGTGTAGTATTGTTGAATGTTCCTATGCCGGTATATATGTTAAAAAACACCGGTTCATAAGGACACTCTATAAAGCCACCGAATGGGTCTGTCGAGCTTGTTCCACCCCCTCCTACTACAATAGGCACATTAATAGATTCAAACGTAGCTAATAACTCTACCTTACATACTCCGGTACTCGATATTGGGTAGCCTTTAATAGAGTTTATCTTATAGTTCTGTGAGTTTATAGTGATAACATCTCCAAAGGTAAAGTCAGCTATATCTCGTGGTGTCAATCTCATATGGCAGGATAACATCCTACTATTGACATTGAAGTTATCTAATATGTAATTTGCCCAATATTTCTTTACTGAGCCTTTAAACGCTAATGCATCCCATTCGCAGACCGGAACAAATATACCCGTATGCCAATTTATTGAGAATGTATCTGTCGATTGTGCTTGTGTAAAATTCTTCTTATCATACTCGCTAAAGAAAGGTACTAATGTTCTATCTGCACCATCAAATGAACCACTCTCTCCGGTGTTTGCATAATTCAATTTATACACCTTATTAGTAGGTAAACTATGCGTTCCGTGATAGAATGATAAACACATTCCTCCTACGTTCTTTTTAACACCATTATTAATACCGAACCTTGCACAAGAATAGAAGCCTAAATCAGTATTCATCCCATTAAGTGGATAGTTAATTGTAGGACTAAATATCGTTTTAAATTGTGTGTTCTTTTCGCTAAATTGATTTTGTATGCCCGGCTCAATATAAGAGCCATATCCGAACTCATCTACGTTATTATAGCCCAATGTTTCAGATACATAATCGCCTTTCTGTTCGTCACTAAAAACAACCTTTCTGCCACTATATTTTGTTGGTGGTATAATCTGTACATCTTTCTTAAAATCAATCTTATTAGACCAATCTTTTGTTGTGCCACTATCAGTATAATCGTTGTATGGTTCTATCAATAAATTCTTAGAATCATTCTTATTCGGTACTACTACTAAATTGAACTTCTGCATAATACCTCTCATCCACGCTTCACAAGATAAGTCGCCAAACAAATTTGGTACGTAAACTTGATTACTCGTGCCTTGAGTATTTACTGCATTGATAACGATTTTAAAGTTAGCAATAGTAACACCCATCTCCGGTACTAAGTCGCTATTCCACCACGCAAAAAAGAACTCATCTCCTACTGATTGTGTGTTAATCGTTGTACTGAAAGTAACTGTACCACCGGTTACTTGTTGCCCATATTGAGAGCCGTTCCCTACGTATTCATAAGCATAAGGTATTGAACTAAAGTCAGCATTCTTGTATATAGCAAAGCCCATATTACCATCTACTTGTGGTGTAGCAAAGGTAACATCAGCTTCCATCGTAACTACATAACTACCACTTCTTTGATTAGTCCATTTACTAAATGTGTAACCTGCCGTTGATTGTTGCGACCACGAATTAGATACGTCAGAAATCTCAGTATCTGCTACGAGCAACTGACTGAAAGTGCCACTATAAGTATTGATTGTTTGTGTAGTAGAATTTAAAGCTTGTACATAGTAATCTTGAGCCGGTACGGTAACCTTTACAGAATCTCTTGCAGACCAATTAAGGTCACAATATATCTTAGAGAAATAAGCCGAGTCTAAGAACGCTGATGTATAAGTATAACCGGAATATTCCATTATCTTATCTATAAGAGATTTAACCCTTGCTTGTGGTCGTAATAATCTCATATTGATATGCTCAGCATTATAGGTCAAGAACGTACCTCCGGGACTTCCAAACCAATTATCATAACCGGTAGCAGTATCGTTAGATGCTAACCCCATCCCGTAATCCCAAAAAGACCATATCAAATTACCATTATCAATATCTTCTAATACGTAAGAATTGTATATGTTATTCGGTGTGAGTGTGTGTTGCCACTCAAGGTAATTTAACTGATTAAATTTTAACCCTTTTAAGCTATCTAAGAAGTTTACTTCAGGACTAAATAGAATACACTCATACTCATATTTATTCCCCTCTCTAAGGTACACATTCGTTAATTGAATAAAGCCTCTAAATACCTCTATCGTGTCTTGTAATAAATATGCTTCTCTCCTTGCGAATGGGTTATAAGAACCTGCACCGGCAAAGTAAGAACCTACCATAAAGTAATGACCGAAATACTTCTCATTCGCTACTGATGATGGTAACCTAAAATTGTAGGTATGTGAGCCTTTCGACTTAAGGTCTTTTATATCCTTAAAATTGAAGTCTGCCGTTACCGGTGAACCCTTTTCAATATCTAATTCATATTGATTATCGCTACCATCTAAAGCTATTAATTGCATTGCCATATTTAGAATATAATAGGGTTATGTTTAGGTACTGAATATTCAAAGTTTAGTTTATACTCAGTTTGCTCGTATCTATGCGAAACGACCACATCATCAATATTAGGGTTTGTAAGAATAACTGCTATTGCAGTACCATCAGTATTAATATAGCTTATCTTAGGTGCTAAGAACATCTCTTTTACCTTTAATATTTCGTGTGGTTTAAGGAAGCCGGTGTTGATAGTAAAGGATGATTTTATATTAGATGATTTTACTACCCTACTTTCGTGTGCTACACCCGGTACATAACTACCCTCTTTATACTCATCCGGTGTTATGGTTGCGTATGCTCTACTATAATCAAATACTGATGATTTAATCTCAGTTTTTTTATTGCTTAGCTTATCAGTTCTCTTCTTATTGAACGTGATATATTCCCACACCCCCATACTGTTAATATAGGCAAATCTTTGAGTGTCGTATTTTTTACATCTATCAACTACATTAAACTTGTAATATGCACTTCTTGATTGATTAGTAGAATTTAAAAACCCTACGTAATAATATGCTAATGCACTATAATCTGACGGTCTGTTAAAAGTCGCAGGTAGCTTATTAAGGTTAGCAGGAAAGCATCCAAATGTAAGTATCATAGAATCATTAGTTACCCCTGCACCGGAATTATATTCCCCCCCATACGTGGCACTATTTAATAACCCTTGTTGTGCTAATATATTATCATCTGCATCATAATAGGTTATGAATAATCTGTAAGGGTCTGCACTTCCGTTTACCACTTGTGTTCTATTAAAAATAGATATTGTTCCGTAGTCAGTTAGGTCAACATCGGTAGAATAAATATTTCCGTTTCCTACCTTTTCAGTATATAAAGGACTAATAAATTCAGATGAATTACCGGTCAATTTAAAGTTAGTGTATAACTCATTTATTAGGTCTGTACTCTTACCTTGACCACTAAATACGTAGTAGTAATTCTGTTGTGGTGCATTCTGTTTTGTAGGCACATCCGTTGCGTTATTTGCATAGAAATCCCAAAGCTTTACTAATACTCTTTTCACAGTCGTACCACCGGTTGATATGTATTGAGGATTGTGTCCGGTACCTGCAAATTTGAAGTGAGGCATTGAATGAATATTCTGCTGAAAATCATTAACCAATAAACTCGTATCTGCATCCGGAACTGTCAATACTTGTTGAACCGAAATAGGCTGAACTATGCTCTGTAATATCTTGTTAATATTTATCAATCCGTAACCACTTGCGTTCGGTCTAAATGTATATGAGTAGGTCTGCCCATCGTATATAATCTCTAAATAAAATCTGTATTTAAAGTTACCTACAATACTATTAGAAGTGCAGGTAATTACCCTTTCGCTTCCACTCTTAACGTAGGACTCTGAGTTCCAATTATAGTTTATTATACTCATCTATTTTACTTCTATTGAGTTTCTTAAATCTTTTAACAATCCCTCTTTTAAAGATACCACAAATCTACGTTTAGTTTGTTCTATTGCATCTGCCATAAAACTCCTTGCTCCAAGACCTTTCTCTGCAATACTTTTACCTATCATATACGATGCACCTCTAATGTTAGAATCAGTCATAGGGATAAACTTTCCGTCCTTATCTCTTAGCTTCACTTTCTTAGTCCTTATCCAATCTTCTATAACACCCTCAGCTAAGTTCTTTTTTTTGAATTTAGCCTTAGTCATTCCGGTCGGATAATTCTTTACGGATGCTTTGGTACTTAATCTTCCTTGAACACCCTTTTCCATAAAGTAACCATAATCAGCAGTCGATTCAAATTTGATGTTTATCTTATTGCTTTTTTTAGTCAGTTTATAATAAAGCCCTGCCCCAAGTTTTCCGGTGTTATCTGTGGTTACCCACTTACCATCTACTTTCTTCTTTATCTTAAGATTCCTCTTAGCTCTTTTAATAACTTCTTTCCCGTATAAGTCAAGAGCCTTTGCAGTATTATTTAAGTTAATCTGAGCCATCTATCTGTAATCTAACCAATCTACAACCTTAATAAAATCATCTAATCTTGAGGCTATTCCGGTATGCCTATGCAAGTATAACTCTTGAAAATCAAATGAACACGTTGCTTGTGTATTATTATCATTATCTCCTATGCAGATTACGTCTAATGGAGCCGTTGGTATTTGTGATGATAACACCACCTCACCATTCATTACCACCTTTACCATACTATTTATATCATCTCCCCCTATTTCTAAGCCTATAGAGAGTGTTTCTTCTCTTATGTAGTCGTTACCACCATCTGATATATTATCGCCTACTAAAACGAATGTTTCATCTCTGTTAGCTAAGCATATTTTATTTCTTCTCGTTTCTACACCGGTAGGACTTCCTATAAATACGTGTATTCCATCTGTCAATCCTGCTCCAAGCACTTGAATTAGTGATGTGTTTTCAGTATCTAATGATTTAATATTCTTGAGCTTAACTGCTACGTATGTATATCTTTCTGTTGGTGTTTGTACTGATGCAGTAATTCTATAATCTGCACCCTCCCCTTGCAATCTAATAGCTTGACTTTCTTGATTATAATTTATAGGCTTACCACCCCCAACGTCAGTTACTATTGCAGGAATTGTTAGCCAATTAGAACTCTTTATAGGTGCTATGGCTACAATATTATTAAGTACATTATATGTTAATTTACCTTGAACCTGCTCAGTAGCACTATACCAATAATAATCGCCGAACAAAGGACTATCAAAAGGTGGTATGAATTCATCTCCATTCCATTGCTCTAATAAGTTTGTTTCTAATGGATAAGGAATAGAACATCTTGTAGCCTCGTTAATACCGGTTACGCTCATTGATGTACTCCAACCATACACTCTATTATTAAAACTTTCTTCGATAGGATTGCAGTCTAATTCTTCACTACCTCTTAGTAGTAATAATTTAGGCACAATATATTTACCCTCGTAGAACTCAGCACGTAAATCTTGCATTATCATTAGTGTGCTTGAAAGAGCATCTACCCTCTCTATTTCATCATCTGATTGTGATGCCGTTATGATATAAACATCTACACTAAATACAATCGTTTTCTCTTGTATGCTTGTACCGGTAATATCAATATGCAGAACCGGATAATCATTAATCTTCTTTAGGTCAATCTTATCTGCCGAACCTTGAGTAAATGAATTAATTTGCAGGTGCTTATCTGCGAACTCTTTAAAGTATGATATTATGCCGTTGTATGTAATCATTTCTTCTTGTTTTTTTCCCTTGATATATCTTTCATTAATTGTAGCTTAATAAAGCATAACCTAAAGGGTAATTCTGTTACTGCGTTGAACCTAAGAATATCCTCTCCTGCTAACGTATCTATGACACTAAACCATCCGTAGTTACCCCTTGCAGATACTTCGTTAGATTCGCTTCTAAATAACGGCTCGAATTCTTGATACACTTGTTCCCTAAAGTGTAAAAAAAAACCATAACACCATTTACCACATCAATACTAACATCCTTGAATAAAGGTGCGTTTTTAATGTGTAATTCGTTATACGGCTCTATGTTATAGTTACTTCCTTTCTCTTCTGTTATAGGTCTGTAAAGTATAGACAATACATTATGGAAACCATCAATACCATCCTTAGTTTGCTCTTCTAAATCTACGAACTCGCCTAAGCTCATCTCATCTAAATTAGGATGGAAGCCATACGTAACACCCTTGATATTTATCTTGTAGAATATCTCTTTATTAACCGGTACTGATATTAGTTTAGATAACTTGATATATAGTGTTTTTATATCGCTGATTTTTAACCTCTTAACAATATCAATAGGGATGCCACATAAAGTGCTTATAGAGTTAAGAACAATCTCATCCTCATCCTCTAAGCCGGATACCCTAATTGTATAATCTTGGTATCTTTCTAAGGTAACATCCGACCACGTTTCCGGTACTATTATTTCGACTTCTTTCTTCATCCTATATTACAAAGGTTAATTTGTTGTAAAGTTATTAAATTATGGCATACTCACCATACGAGCCGAAGCTCTCAAACCACATCCTCATCATAATTGCATCTGCATAATCAGGACTCCTACCGAGCTTCTGTTTCTGTATATCTTTGCCCTCTATCGCTAACTTCTGAGAATCCTTATCTACCTTATCTCTCTTCACAACTTCAAGCTCAGTTATGATAACATCTTTGTATGCCTTATCCTTTATAAATATCTTACCCTCGTTTACTAACTCAGCTAACTTAAAATAGCATTGTGTTTTTAGATTAGCATAATTCTCTTTCTTAAGAGCCTTACCTCCATTAACGAACCCTACACACCCACTAAAGGCATCTACAACACCACCCCCTACACCATCTTGGTCAATCACTATCTTACTATTAGGTATATTGTGTTCAGCTCTTAAATTACCGATTTTGGCTATTATCTCCGGTATAGTGTTTTTGTCTATACTTTCAATCTTCTCAGCTCTAAGACCATCCCATAATATAATCACACTCTTATCAGCTCCAAGCCGAGCTACATCGCAGGTAATATATTTAGTACCACCCTGCACATATGAATTAGTAAACATATCTTGTAGGCTATTATACTCAAATAATAAAGCATCATCATCTACGTATTCCCAATTACCGAATAGTAACCTCTCTTTACTTATCTTATCTAACTTCTCTAATTGTTTTAGGTAGTGTTTAGATATAGCCTTATTATCCGTTACAAGTGATTTAACGAACTTTTGATATGGTAGTAAGTCGTTAGCTAATGATGGCTTATAATACTTGCTATACAACCACCCTTTTGATGGGTTACAAGTGAGCAATGTTTTAGGTATCAGATTATACTCATCTAACTTATATCTAATACGACTATTAAGTACGTTTACTGCTTTCTCTGTTACCTCAGCAGATTCATCTATAAAGGCATCCGTAATCTCTAACCCACCTAATGAAGTAAACAATGGGTCTGATGGATATAGAAATAAGTCTTTAAGGTATATTACTGATTTGTTGTAGAATGTGATTGTGCTATCAGATGCATTATATCTGAAATCAACATCCGGAGTGAGTCCACAATATTCTTGTGCTACCTCAAAGAATGTGTTTAGTGTAGTGGCTTTAAGATTCTTTAATTTAGACCTGCCTATTACAGACCTTGTTCCCGGGTATCTTAACCTCCTACTTATTTGCCATAGGCAACCGGTAAAGGTTTTACTACCTCCTGCACCACCACCAAATAAGACCTCAGTAGTAACATCATCCTCAAGGTATCTAAAGCACTCTAACTGCTTCTTAAATAGTTTAATCTTCGGGTTCTTCATCAAAAGGAACTATGTCTATCTTAATACGTTCTGCCGAGCCAATATTAATATCAGACCTTTCAACATATCCTCTACCTTTACCTTTAGTCTTAAGTAGGAATATTGTTGCAGGTACATTGTTCTCCCCTACTAATGTATGTAATGAGCTCTCAGCAAAATCAAGAACCATATTATCTATATCATCTACGGCTTGTTTGTATTCATCATCTTCACGCATCCATCGGTAATGCGACTGCCTTGTTATACCACTTATCTTAGATGCAGTAGTAACAATGCCAAGTGCCTTAGTAAGAGCCTCTAAGAACTGCCCTTTTTTACCTTGTAACTTTTTGTAACTTTCTTCTTTCATCTATTTGCTTATTGATTAATTTAAGACAATGATTTGAATCATATACTTTTACTATACCGAACTGTTTTGATATATTACTTACTCTTGTATTTATAGCCTTTAAATGTCTTTCTGTTTGCTCACTCTTTCTCATTATTCTTCCTGCCTCTCCGTTACCTTGTATTTGTATTATTAGAGGCCTCATCTTGTCTATGTAGTTTTTATTCATAAACCTATCTCCCTCAGCTACTACAATACCACTCTTTGCATCACACCACGTTTTAAATGTGTCTACATCTCTCATTACTGCCATAGATAATTTATCGCTTCCCTCGAATGTGCTACCATCATATTTCCCTACTATTGTTATATCTTCATTGTAGTGAAATTTAAACATCCCTAATTTGCCTCTTAACTTCATATTGTGTTGTTCTATGAGCTTCTTCATTACCCACGTTTTACCAACCCCACAATTACCTATGATTAATATATTCATCTGTCTATGTATTCGTTATATTTATTCTCGAAGCAATCCCATTCCCTATCCATCATAATAACTTCACCGTACTTACGATAGTGATTTTGTTTCTGTGGTTTGATTCCGTAATCATTAGGGTTATTCTCTATCAGAAGATGAGCCGGTAAACAATCTTGTCTGCAATCCCAAAATATATCTAATCTTATGCCCCACTTCTTTTCTGCATATACTATCCTATCTCTAAACATATCATTGTATACATTAGGGTATCTTCTATTCTTTCTATGCCATCCTTTGTAACAACATAAAGTAGATTCCAATGTGAAATATGATACGTCTTTATGATTAATTCTTTCGTTAGCATCTTGCAGTAGCTTCTTACCCTCTCTCTCAAGCCATTTAAGGGTGTTCTCAGAATACTTTACAATATTGTTATGCCAATCTAAGTCATCTCTTCCTAAGACCTTACATAAGCCATTCCTATGCGACTTACTTCCGGTAATATTATCTATGAATAAGCTATCACAATCTAAATTAAGACCGGCTATCCTAAGATATTCTAAATATGAGAACGTGGCTAACCTGCCGAATGTGTAAAATTTGTTCATTACAAAAGACCACACCCTACCAAAGTTCTTATACTTATCATCTGTATTGCATAACTCTGAGAATAACTCTTCTTGCGTTCTGCCTCCTAATACATCTATGTAATTCTGTACACAATCTTCGAATACGTTTTTGTGATAACGTCTATCAGTATCCCAACCTATTTTAGTGTAGTGTTCTCTAAACCACTTTCTAAGCTCTGACATATCAATATCTTGCAGGTCAGGAAACTGAATAAATATCATATATGTGCTGACTACATTCTGTGAACATCCATTAATAAAAGTGAACCATAATCTTTGTTCTTGTGTAAGTTCTAACGTATCAAATATGTAATCAAATGTGTAGTAAACTGCTCCCGGGTGTGCGTTATATTTCAGATGAAATTCATAAAATCTAAGGAACACTTCTCTACGATAAATCGGTAGTCGAAAGTCCATTCCGTACTCTAACTTTTTGACCTCATTTTCTTTGTTAATTTCAGACCAACGTCCAATGACTTGCTTTTCTGAGAGTGCTTCTGTATTACTCATATCCATAGGTGTTTTCCTTATCTTTCTTTTCTTAACACTATATACCACAAAGGGTAGTTCGTTCCTTAGAGAGCTTCTTTTGTAGCTTAAATTAAACGAATAGCTTTGTAGCTATAGGCTTGTTTCCTACTACCCAAAATAGGGTATTTTTGTTCCAATATTTCTTAAACTTTTCTTTGTTTTCTTGTATGTAATTCATACACTTTCCCTCATACCGAGGATGGAATATTAAGCCGTGATAATCGTATGGCATAATATCAGAATATGTGCAATAACCGGTGCCGTTTAAATTGTGATGCACCATATTATATTTACCATTCTTGAAGCTAAAATCAGAGTGTACATCTTTACCTAAGACCTTTCCGATTATACTCAATCTTCTTGGTATATAATCTATGTTGAAGCTACCATTATTACCTATGCCCATCAGCACAATATTCTTAAGTCCTTTCGGCTTGAATAAATGTATTCCGTATAATATAGATACAACAGAATTACAACTACCACACGGAATGATAATCGTTTCTATATTGTTAGGTATGTTCTTTACTTGCTCTGCACCAACCCTATGGAACTCTTCTATTCTATATGCAGGGTTTAGTCTTTCATCAACTGTTATATTCGTTTCTAATACCTCGTGATTATCTAACTGCTTAGCTAACTTAAATGATATACTCTGTAATGCTCTTGCATAACCAATCTTAGCTACATAGAACTTAGCTCCAAGCTCTTGTGCCATCTGCATATTTAAATGTTCTTGATGGTTCTTAGAGCCGGTAGCTATCAAGCATCCTATTCCGTAATGCTTACAAGTAGATGCTATGAAAGGGTGTTGTGGAGAACCAACTACGGAACCGGATACCACCCCCCTAATGTTCTTCTTCTTTACCCAATCATTTACAAGCCATATACATTGCCTTAGCTTACTTCCGTTCACACCATCATATCCTAAAGGTGCAAACATATCTTCCCTCTTAAACCATATCTCGCCTATCTGTTCCACCGGTGTAGGTTTATAAAGATAGTCCTCCCAACGTACTATATTCCGGTTAATACTTTTAACATCAAATATGCTCATTGAGGAATGCTTTAAGTGGATAGAATATATGTGAGTTACGATAACCCCCATCTTTAAGTGGTATAATAGGAGTTACTCCGTGTACGTTTCTCCAAGCCGGATATACTATCATAGAATTATCACAACTCTCAATAGTTATGTTGTAGTCCGGTATAGTTAGGCAACCACCTTTACTATTATTCCTCTTAGTGAATATCATATTTACCGAACCTTTAATGTTAGCATTATCAATATGATAAGGTGCTGATATATTATAGTTAGATATTGTTGATGTGTACATATTTGCAAACTTCCATTTATCTTGTACATCAGAGAATAACTGCATCTGCCTATTATATATCTCAGGTGCTATCTCTTTCATTATCTTTTGCCCCTCTAAGCAGGTAAGCATCATACTCTTGATAAACGGTCTTGCTGACTTCTTTTGATGCACGGAACTAATTGTAGCGTAAGGTCGCCTCATATGATGTCTTGGTGCTACGCTTCCAAGTATGGTTGAATATTGTAATACCTCTGAATCAGCATCGTGTAAACCGGATGCCCTCTTCATTGTGCTTTTCGGCACTCTCTTTGTTCTGAACTCTTGGTCTGCTATTGCTAAAAACGAGGGTAATTTTTGAGAATATTTACTTACGTTTCTTATGTAGAATCCTACTAATTCATCATCAACATAAAACAAACAATCTTCTGTTATGTTAGGCTCTATGTATTCGCATACATTACCTATCTTAACATTGTGTTCAATCGGATAAAGGTTTATTCTTTTCATTAGTTAGTGCATCAATAAAGACCTTACCTATGTACACCCCATCATCTCTAAGTGATTTAAGCATATCGGTAATCTCTTGTTTATGGTTATTAATCTTTAGGTGTATGCTACGCTTAACATTGCTCTCCATCTTATCCATATCTAATACTAAGTCCTCATAGTCAAGGTCATCATACGATACGGAGTTAGCTCCCATCCATTTTTTATATGCAGTATCTTTCCACTCAGCCTCTAACATATCCTCTGCCCAATCTCCACTACTAATATTATCTTTCAGAATCAGCTCATTCTTTTGCTCTTCTGTAAGAGTAACATATTGCTTAGTCCAAACTTTCTTATAACCTAAATCAATACAAGCTCGGTATCTCATATTACCACAAAGTATAGTGAAATCTTCATCTACTATTATAGGTCTAATCTGCATCATCCACTCAG